CCATTTATGATTAAAGAATTCGAACCATATGTCCTTCTTCGCATCGGCACACACAAACTTATCCTTGTATAGTTTGAGTACCACCTGCGCAACATCCCACTCGTTGGGTTTATCTTCCACCAGGCTCTTGGCCAGAGTAGTATTCACATTCATATCCTTCCACGTCTTGTAGTCGTCAGGACTATCGGAGCGCGCCATTGCGAGGAGAGAACCGATAGTCTTGTCCCTGACCTCCATACGAGCCCATAGCTCTTCGCACTTCCCGTCAGTGAACGATGAACTTCTCCTGGAAAACTCGATCCAGAGCTCCAGTGCCTCGTCGCAACCCTGACCGACGTTGAACATGGTCCAGCCAACATCCATCCACTCATCATAGCCGTCGGCCCTCTCGTCGGAGAGCATATCCATTATTCCGCCCTCCTTAATTAGTTTGATGTCCTCCATCACGTCTTCCATACTTCTTCGTTTTACAATAACACCCATCCTTGGTTTCCTAGGTCTGAAAGATTCGCGTTTCTTCAATGTGGTCATATTCAGAGGAGTATTCTCTTCGCAACCCCTGATAGTCATAAATCTAGGTAGATAATAGGCTAGTTTCGACTTTCGACCCTCCATCTCATCCCCGAACACGTCCTCAAGTGTGATCTCCTCGGGCTCATTCGATTCTTCCGGATTCGAAGTGGGACCATACACCGTGGAGACCAGGAAGGGCTCCGCGCCGCGTGCCTTGGCCGACCCGTACATCAACCATGGCTTCTTGGCCATACCGGTGTCGATGAATTTTTCAACTGGGGTCTGAAATCTAATTCCCTCCCATGTCTTCTCAGTGATCATTTTCTCGTTTATCTTAGTACGTAGATACTGGTCTTGGAACCATTCCTCGCAGGGGAAGAACGGAAAATGGAAGTGAAAACCATCTTTAATAACTCCCTCGTCAACTCGCGGCGCCTTCTTCTCGAGGACAACGCATATTTGAGTGCGATATATATTCTCTACCTCGTCAGAGAGAGCGTTCCTAATCTCTTGTTGTATAAATCCAATTATTTGTGCTAATATTTCTTTAGAGTATTTTCTCTTTAAGCCATTGTCTAAATTGGATTTTAAGTCGAAGTCAAATCGTAGTGGAAAATATCCACCAGGTCGTTCCGTAACAGTGGGTCGTACTCCTTTCGACACCGCGTTGCAATATAATGTGATAAATTTTTCGTATTCATCCGTTCCAATATAATAAGATGCTGCTGGAGATAGAGTTGTATGAGTAAATGGTTCGCCATGTTTAACTCTTAATTTCGCCAAATAACCAAGAAGTTGTTGTTCGACACGATTTGAAGTAGCAACATCACCCATCTTCTGTATATCTAGCACTCTACTTGCACTCTGATTGACAGAGAACGAAATATAGTAGTAGTACTAGTAGTCTAGTTAGCCAGCAGAACGACACCCACCATACAACTTTTTCGTATAATGACTTTTAGATTTTCCGAACACTCGAGTGTGCTTAGGGGTCAGAATGATTATGAGGTCATACTAATGAAGTCTGATAAAATTAGGCGACTTTATCTTAAAATTAGAAAGATCGTTAATATTATATGTATATTATCATTCTTATACTCGATAATCTGATTTCTATTACAAACTATAGAAATCGCCTCATCTACGTCCCCGTCTCGTATGGTCCACCACTGGACGGGGTAAGGTGGGTCGCCACCGATCGACCCGATACCCACTCCGGAGTAGCGGAGACTAATAGGCGAGACCACTAGTGGTCTCGCCTGTGTTCTCTCATAGTACGACAATGAGTGTCTATAAACGCATGTTTACTGCTGCTGATAATACGTACGTTGATATAAATGCCGTATCAGATCAAATATATTCGAGCGAGAGAGATCGGCATAACATACCAACACCAGCAAATCCTGTGCCAGAACAGATTCCTACTCAATTTGATAAACGCGCATTCATAACAAACAATCAAAATATCCTTCATCAGGGTATTTTATCTATAGGGTCGTCTCCTAAAAGCGGATACAAGAGTCTTAGATGGTACGGATCGGGACCATACTAATCCCCCGGCCGAGCGAGACGGAGTGCCACCACTCACAACCCATGGGTTGTGAGTGGTGGCACTCCGTCTCGCTCGGCCGGGGGATTAGTATGGTCCCGATCCGTACCATCTAAGACTCTTGTATCCGCTTTTAGGAGACGACCCTATAGATAAAATACCCTGATGAAGGATATTTTGATTGTTTGTTATGAATGCGCGTTTATCAAATTGAGTAGGAATCTGTTCTGGCACAGGATTTGCTGGTGTTGGTATGTTATGCCGATCTCTCTCGCTCGAATATATTTGATCTGATACGGCATTTATATCAACGTACGTATTATCAGCAGCAGTAAACATGCGTTTATAGACACTCATTGTCGTACTATGAGAGAACACAGGCGAGACCACTAGTGGTCTCGCCTATTAGTCTCCGCTACTCCGGAGTGGGTATCGGGTCGATCGGTGGCGACCCACCTTACCCCGTCCAGTGGTGGACCATACGAGACGGGGACGTAGATGAGGCGATTTCTATAGTTTGTAATAGAAATCAGATTATCGAGTATAAGAATGATAATATACATATAATATTAACGATCTTTCTAATTTTAAGATAAAGTCGCCTAATTTTATCAGACTTCATTAGTATGACCTCATAATCATTCTGACCCCTAAGCACACTCGAGTGTTCGGAAAATCTAAAAGTCATTATACGAAAAAGTTGTATGGTGGGTGTCGTTCTGCTGGCTAACTAGACTACTAGTACTACTACTATATTTCGTTCTCTGTCAATCAGAGTGCAAGTAGAGTGCTAGATATACAGAAGATGGGTGATGTTGCTACTTCAAATCGTGTCGAACAACAACTTCTTGGTTATTTGGCGAAATTAAGAGTTAAACATGGCGAACCATTTACTCATACAACTCTATCTCCAGCAGCATCTTATTATATTGGAACGGATGAATACGAAAAATTTATCACATTATATTGCAACGCGGTGTCGAAAGGAGTACGACCCACTGTTACGGAACGACCTGGTGGATATTTTCCACTACGATTTGACTTCGACTTAAAATCCAATTTAGACAATGGCTTAAAGAGAAAATACTCTAAAGAAATATTAGCACAAATAATTGGATTTATACAACAAGAGATTAGGAACGCTCTCTCTGACGAGGTAGAGAATATATATCGCACTCAAATATGCGTTGTCCTCGAGAAGAAGGCGCCGCGAGTTGACGAGGGAGTTATTAAAGATGGTTTTCACTTCCATTTTCCGTTCTTCCCCTGCGAGGAATGGTTCCAAGACCAGTATCTACGTACTAAGATAAACGAGAAAATGATCACTGAGAAGACATGGGAGGGAATTAGATTTCAGACCCCAGTTGAAAAATTCATCGACACCGGTATGGCCAAGAAGCCATGGTTGATGTACGGGTCGGCCAAGGCACGCGGCGCGGAGCCCTTCCTGGTCTCCACGGTGTATGGTCCCACTTCGAATCCGGAAGAATCGAATGAGCCCGAGGAGATCACACTTGAGGACGTGTTCGGGGATGAGATGGAGGGTCGAAAGTCGAAACTAGCCTATTATCTACCTAGATTTATGACTATCAGGGGTTGCGAAGAGAATACTCCTCTGAATATGACCACATTGAAGAAACGCGAATCTTTCAGACCTAGGAAACCAAGGATGGGTGTTATTGTAAAACGAAGAAGTATGGAAGACGTGATGGAGGACATCAAACTAATTAAGGAGGGCGGAATAATGGATATGCTCTCCGACGAGAGGGCCGACGGCTATGATGAGTGGATGGATGTTGGCTGGACCATGTTCAACGTCGGTCAGGGTTGCGACGAGGCACTGGAGCTCTGGATCGAGTTTTCCAGGAGAAGTTCATCGTTCACTGACGGGAAGTGCGAAGAGCTATGGGCTCGTATGGAGGTCAGGGACAAGACTATCGGTTCTCTCCTCGCAATGGCGCGCTCCGATAGTCCTGACGACTACAAGACGTGGAAGGATATGAATGTGAATACTACTCTGGCCAAGAGCCTGGTGGAAGATAAACCCAACGAGTGGGATGTTGCGCAGGTGGTACTCAAACTATACAAGGATAAGTTTGTGTGTGCCGATGCGAAGAAGGACATATGGTTCGAATTCTTTAATCATAAATGG